TTGAATTATTTATCGAACAGGGGTTCCATTTTCGGGAATCAAGGAGTATAATGCAAAATACAAACACACGTTCGACACGAGGAGGGGCAAGACAATGAAGCGAGTACATACGACAGAAGCCAATACACGCAGGGAAGACGGACAAGCGCCGGAAGCGTTGCCCGATGTAGCTTTATCGCTACACAACGATTTAGACCCCACGCTACAAACTGTCGTCAGAAAGCTATTCGCTCTTGGCGCCCCTGTCGATAGTTTTATCGAGTCCCTTGATGAATGTATCGGCAAAATCATCGAGGCGCTTTAACTCTTCGTCATTAGGTTCTCTGCCGATTTTGGCGAGAAAATATTCTCTTAAAGCCTCTTCTTGCTTTTTTACGGAAGAGGCTGTCTCCTTGTCTTCCCACCCCATGATGTATGCCGCCGTGACTCCAAGCGCAGGCGCGAGTTTTTCGACTGCATCTATTGGTATTTTTTTCGTTTCTCCGGATGCATATCTTTGTAATGATGACTTGGCGATTCCCGTCTGCTTCTCCAGCTCTGCATATGGGATTTTTGCGTCTTCTACGAGCTGCTTAATTCGTTCTGATGGTAACACTACGTCACCCCCTTTATAGCGTTATTATAAATGAGTCATCCCAGTTTTGCAACACCTTTTTCAAAAATAGTTTAATTTTATCCCTGAAATGGGTTGACAAGGGAAAAGGGTTGTGGTACTATACGGTTATCCCAAAAGAGGGATGGAGGTGATGACATGACCAACAGGGATCTGCTCCGAGGAAAGATTGTGGCGGCGGGCCACACCCACGCGTCCTTTGCAAGAGCGATGGGGATGGGCCTCAGCACACTGAGCGCCAAAATGAACAACCACAGGCCTTTTGATTCGGATGAAATTATTCGAGCATGTGAGGTATTAAGGGTCAGCGAAGATCGCGAAAAGATACAAATTTTTTTGTCCCCGACATCCCAATTTAGGGATAACAAAGCCGGATAAGGAGGAGGTGAGAAGAGATGGCACGCTATCCACTGCCAGATACATACATGACCCCGGCGGAACTGGCAAAACGGATGGGGCTGGGTCTTACCCAGGTAAAAAATATACTCCACCAGGATCACAAAAGAGACCTTGAGGGTATCCCAAAAGTGCTGCCGTTCGCTTTTTGCCTGAAGAACGAGGGCAAGGGTACGTGGCAGTACCGCATCCACCGCAAGCAATTCGAAACGTGGGACAGCGCAGATTTTGTAGACACAAAGCGGCTGGCTTTTGATGTGGCTGATGCGGTGATAGAAAGGTTGCGGAAACAAACGGCGATCATAACCCCACTCAAAGAGGCCGACGCCTACGACATAGCAGAGTACATCTGCAAGAATCGCACAGCCCCGGTCAGCTGACGCACGGTGTGCGGTGGAAGGAGGAGAGACGAACTGAGACAACTAACGCATTTCAGCCTGTTTTCCGGTATCGGCGGACTTGATCTGGCGGCGGAGTGGGCCGGGTTTGAAACGGTCGGACAGGTAGAATTCGCCGATTACCCGACGAAGGTTTTAGAAAAACATTGGCCGGATGTGCCAAGGTGGAGGGATATACGAGATGTCACAGCGGGCAGCTTCAGAGAGCGGACAGGATTACATACAGTCGACGTTATATCGGGAGGGTTTCCCTGCCAGCCCTTTTCCGTGGCTGGAAAGCAAAAAGGTAAAGGGGACGACCGTTACCTCTGGCCGGAAATGCTCCGGGTTATCCGAGAGCTTAAGCCGCATTGGGTACTTGGTGAGAACGTACCTGGAATCCTGCGAATTGCCGGGGACACAGTTTGCCAGGACATGGAGCGTGAAGGCTACGACGTCGGAATATTTGATTATGAAGCTGCGGCTGTCGGCGCACCGCATAGGCGGGAAAGGATCTTCTTTGTGGGCAACGCCAAACACGATGGATTATCTCCCGCAACGCTCAGCGGACGCCCTGAGAAGGCAGGCAGAGACCACGCGGAAGGGAAGAACCAGACCAGCAAATCTGAGGGAGCAAGTGAGCCCGGAAACGATGAGGTTGTGGCCGACGCCGACCAGCAGGGGCTACAAGGACGGTTCAGCGCAATCGTGCAAGAATGTCCCGGTGAACGGATTGCTGGGGAGAGCGGTACATATGTATGTCACACCGCAAGCGCGGGATTACCGGACAGGGCAAACATCCCGTTGGGAGAACCCGGACAGGAGTCGGAATCTCAACGACCAGATGGGCGGCCAGCTGAACCCAGATTGGGTGGAATGGTTGATGGGCTTCCCGGTTGGCTATACGAGCCTGACGTCCCAAGAGTAGCGACCGGCGTCAAGGACCGTGTAGGCAGACTTAAATGCTTAGGCAACGCCGTGGTCCCGCAACAAGCATATCCCATATTCGCGGCAATAGCTGAGACCGAACAAGGAGGCCCACAATGAACAAACTTAAAACTAAACCATTAAAAGGAGAAGAAGATCATGGATAACAAATATTACATCGTCAGGGGCGACCGGTCGGGCGTATTTTTTGGCAACATTGCAGAGCGCAACGGCAGCGAGGTTAGGATGACCAATGTTCGGTGCCTGTGGCACTGGTCTGGGGCGCTGAGCATTTTGGAGCTGGCAAAGAAAGGCACGGAAAATCCGAGAGACTGTAAGTTTACGGCTTCGGTAGACTCGATCACGATTATAGATGCCATAGAGCTGATCCCTTGCACAAGCGAGGCGGCGGAGTCAATAGGGGGCGTGGCCGAATGGAGAGCGTGAGGGCCGATGAGTTTATGGCGGTTGGCTACGGCTCCGGCTACGGCTCCGGCTCCGGCTACGGCTCCGGCTACGGCTACGGCGACGGCTACGGCTACGGCGACGGCTCCGGCGACGGCTACGGCTACGGCTCCGGCTCCGGCAACGGCGACGGCTCCGGCTCCGGCTACGGCAACGGGATAAATATGTTTTGCGATATGCGGGTAACGTACATAGACGGCGTTGCGACGATTATTACGGGCGTCAAGGGCAATATCGCAAAGGGCAAAATCTTAAACACCGGCTTTACGACCACGCCCTGCTACATTGCAAAAAACGGATCAACATTTGCGCACGGCGAGACATTGCGCGAGGCCATGGGCGCTCTGGCGAGTAAGCTTTTTGAGAATATGCCCGTAGATGAGCGCATACAGGCATTTGCGGATGCCCACGAGCCGAATACCGCATATCCCAATACCGATTTTTACGAATGGCATCACAGACTAACGGGGAGTTGCGAGATGGGGCGCGACGCTTTCGCTTGCGACCACGGGATTGATCTGGCAGACTCCATGACCACACGAGAGTTTATTGCGTTGACCAGAGATGCATACGGCGGCGGTGTGATCCGGCAATTGGAGGTGCGCTATGAACAAGATTAAAACCCTAACCGGCACACTCATCCTGATCGTCTGCTGCATATTTGGCGGCGACACCATCCCATGGCACATTGTCGGAGCGGTTGGTGCTGTCCTGGGGCTGTGGGGGCTGGTCGGGATGTTTGAAAATTATGAAAGGACGGAGAAAGATGGGAAGAGATTTTAAAGTTGGAGACATCGTAAAAGGCAACTCGGAAACGAGATACAACCTTACGGACGCAGATATGACAGAGGCGAGAGTTATTGACACTGATTGTGTCGGTGGAAAGATTCGAATTGAAGTGCTCAAGCACGAACAAGAGGCTGGAATCGGCCAAGAGTTTATTGTGGACCCGGAATACTTCGAGCTTGTAAGACGCGAAGAGCCACCTACTGGAGGCAGTGAACTGGAGCTCGTCGATGACAGCAAAATGGCACAGGTGGCACGGATACTAGGCGAGGAGTTGGGTAAGGAATTTTACATTGTAGGCGGAAGATGTAACCCATATAAACTTACCGAAAATGGGCTATTTGACAGCTATGATCAACTGGCAACCGTTGTGTTGTCTGAATTGCTGATCGGTAAACTCGAAATCAAGAAACCCACCTGCGCCCACTGTGGCGGCACAAACGAGGTAATCCAACAGGGCAACGCCCCGATGTGCAAACAGTGTGCCAAAGAGGTACTGGCGAAGTAAAAAAAGACCGCCAGCTCTGATGGCGCAGAGTAGGCGGAAAGAAAAATAATCTTACATACATAATACCACACTCGGCGGCAAAAAGCAAGTAACGAGAAAAGGAGAGCGCATGAAAACAGTCAAATGCCCAAAATGCGGCGCCGATGTACCTGTTTCGCTTGATCGGACGCCGATTGATTATCACAGGCGAGATGTCCTCAAAGAGAGCTTCAGGGTGCCGCTACAGGATACATACAACGAGCCTCGCGAGTTTTGGCGGGTGCTTGGATATGCCACGAAGCGCGACTGGTATCTGGTACAGCGCAACAGGAGCGTAAACGAGGCACTCTACGTGCTCAGAGAGCAGGAGCGACAGTTCAAACGCCAGGAAGGAGCGTGATGTCAAGTGTATTGCAGACAAGATCGAGACTTACAGCACCCGGATATTGCGGCAGCGGAGCGCACGGGATACCCGGATCGATATCATTCGAAACACTCAGTCGTTTGCAGTGATTGCGGATTCACAGCGCCCGAAGATGGTGACGATAGCTTTTACCGATGGGAGGGCGACGTAATCTGCGGCGAGTGCCTGGAGGCGAAGATAGACGATATGTCGTTGGTGGAAAAGGCTGCATTGTTGGGAGCTGATCGGATTGCATAGCGGGGTATCGTGGTACGAGCGAGGAACGGCCACCGTAAAAAATGAATTTCCCGAAGGCCATGTGTGCTGCCACTATTGCAGATTCAGGATACACCGCAGCGGATATGAGACTGACCATTGCATCATAACGGACGAATGGTTGTTGGCTACGAAAACCCAGGTAGGGCATAAGTGTCCTATGACATTCGAAAAAGAATCAGAATCTATAGGTTAACTAGGAGGGCATATGGATAATCTTGAAATTTATGATGCGGTTCGGGAAGTGCCAGCATCAGCGCAGAAATCTATCCAAGGCGGCCGCCTTAAGGGCATGACAGACATTAACCCGATGTGGCGCATAAAGGCGTTGACGGAACAATTCGGCGCTTGCGGTATCGGCTGGAAGTATGAGATTGCGGATAAGCGCCTTGAGTCTGGCGCAAATGAGGAGGTGGTTGCAGTTGTAGATATTAGCCTTTATGTAAAAAACGACGGCGAATGGAGCGCTGCCATTCCGGGGACTGGTGGAAGCATGTTCGTGGCGAAAGAGCGCAACGGCCTATATACAAGTGACGAGGCCTTTAAAATGGCTCTCACAGACGCTCTGTCTGTATCATGTAAAGCATTGGGGGTGGGCGCTGATATTTATTGGAGCGGAGATAGAACGAAATATAGCAGAGGCAATGATTCTCCGCCTCCGGGTGCAAAGGCAAGTGCTCCAGCTTCCAGCGGGGAAGTGCCCCAGCTTGCTACACCGGAGCAGATGGACGAACTCAAAAACCTGGCGGGCGAGAAGGACAAAGACCTCAATGCGGAGATGTCCAGGCTGAAAGAAGATGGGAAGGTCGCGGGTAAGCGGTACAAGTTGCACGACGGCACGGTCGTCATATCCCTCGCTGATTATAATGCGCTTCTCGACGATATATCACTCCCGTTTTAGCCATGAGCGTGACATTGCAATTCCGAGAGGCCCAGGTTGGGAGCTTTGGCGGCGATATATATATCATGTTAAAGCTCCCCGATTACAGGGCGGCGATCGAGGCGAAAAAGTTTATCGGTGACATGCCGGAGGGGAAGCCTCACGTCGCCGAGTTGAAGCGGTACCGCCAAAAGCGGAGCCTGGACTCAAATTCCTATTTTTGGGTCTTAGCCGGAAAACTGTCCGCCACGCTGGGGATCGCCAAAGAGGAGATATACCGATCATATGTCAAAGATATCGGCGACAACTTTGAGATCGTACCCGTCAAGGACGAGGCTAAGGGCAAGTGGATTGAGAACTGGGAGAACGGCGGGTTGGGCCAGGTATGCGACGATCTCGGCCCCTGTAGGCACACGGAGGGCTACAGCAACATCGTTTGCTACTTTGGATCAAGCACCTATGACAGCCGCCAGATGTCATGCCTGATCAGCCTGGCCGTCCAAGATTGCAAGGATCAAGGCATCGAGACATTGCCGCCGGCAGAACTGGCGAGAATGGAGGCAGATTGGGATGAACGCACGGACTAAGGCTTTACGGATTCCCCGCCACGTCAAAGAGGCGGTGGCTGAGCGCGACAGCTTTGACGGCTGGCCCTGCTGTGTCCTCTGCGGCAGCCCCGGGGGTCTCCCGGAGGCCCATTACATACCACGGAGCCAGGGCGGGCTGGGCATCGAAGAAAACATAGTCACGCTCTGTCGCCCCTGCCACCACGATTTCGATCAATCGGATAAACGGGCAGAGATCAATCCCCAGCTCCGACAGTATCTACAAGGCAAGTATCCCGATTGGGATGAATCAAAACTAATTTATAGGAGGCCATAAATGCTTAATAACGTAACATTACTCGGACGCCTCACACGCGATCCGGAATTGCGTCACACCCAGGCTAATATCCCGGTCGCCAGCTTCACCCTCGCGGTGGAGCGCGATTTCAAGGAGGATGGCCAAAAGCAGACCGACTTTATAGATTGTGTCGCATGGCGGAATACCGCTGAGTTCGTCTCCAAGTATTTCACCAAGGGCCAGATGGCC